TTTAGGTTCAGTTGTTTCAATAATTTCTTTTTGTGTTAAATTTAATTCCATAACTTTTCTCCTTGCACATAACTGTCGTTAGTGCCTACTTCGATTGACCTTTGATTGTATTTAATCCATAGGTCTTGCTATCATAAAAATTTATATAAAAAGCTTCACGCTCTTTAAGTTTATCTTTTGGTGTTTCTTCTAATACTTCAAATGTAAAGTTTTCAGGCCCATCTTCAGCCATAACTCTATGGAGTTGAGATGAGGTTAAATTGCCAACTCCTAAGGCTGTTTTTGTATGCTCTTGCCAGCGCTTATCTATTGAAGTTGTTTGCCCTATATAAATTTCTCCAGTTTTAATACGAGTGATTTTATAAATGCCACTCATATCTCCATTAGGTAAGAGGCGTTTTCTTAATTCAGCTAATGGTTTTTGATAATAAGTAGTCCAAATCGCCTTATTAATTGCCTCTGGATAACGTAAACGATAGATAATTGAACGTAAAATTTCAATATCTTGTTTATCTTCTTCTTTTAATTGAATACGATAGAAGTCTTGTTGTTCGTCGATTGCGCGCTGTCGTAAAATTTCTTCATTTATAGCGGCGCGCTTACTACGTTCAACTTCTAATTCATTTTGGATTTTTTCAATCTCTTTTTCTTTTAGTTCTTTTGCTTCTAAAAGTTTTAAAAGAATTTCGTTAGCTTTATCAATTTGTAAATCTCTATATGTATCTACTGATCTGTCAATTAGTAGTTTTAGTCGCTGTTCTTCTGATTGTGCCGCCTTATCTATTTCTTCAATTTTTCCTTTTCGATATAATTCTAAATCTTGATTTACCTCATTATATCTTTTTTCTTTTTCTTTTAATTCTGATTTTAATGAATTAACTTTATTTTCTAATTCAGTAATTTGATTTAAAGATTTATAACGAATTTCTTTAATTTCAGATTCGGTTTCAATTTTAATATTTTGTTTTTCTAATTCTTTTTGTTTCTGATACTCCTTTACTTCTTCTTCAAAGTATTGTTTTAACTCTCCTTTCCTTGCGCCTTTAATTTCATTTAAATTATTATTTAATCTATTTTTATCTTTATTTAATTTAATTATAACTACAATTAAAATAATACAAAAAAGAAGAAGTCCTATTAATCCATATTCCATAGATACTTCCTCCTATTTATCTCTAATTATATTATATATTATTAAATTAAATAAAGTCAAATTATTATAATATAATAAAGTTTTTTTTGTTTTTTTGTTTTTGTTTGCGCTTCGCTCAATTATAGTATCCCAAAAATTTGAGGTCTTGTCAAATTTTTTTATGAAATTGCCAATCTCTATCGTTCTTCCAGCGGTCACGCGCACGGAACTTTTCATTGAAAATATCAGCGGCGCAGCTTAAATTGTCAATCTCCCAATATGGAATGACATAAAGTGGTATATTGTGCGCGAGGGCATATGAGATTTTTCTTCTATCTCGTTCTTGAGCTTTTTTAAAATCGGTTTGTGTTTTGTAAAATTTCTTAACAAAACCATAATGCTGAGCCCCCTGTATCTCAATTAAGCATGGGCGGCCGCCAAGTACATAGAAGTCATACCTATATTTTCCTTTTTTAAGGTCAGAAAAACTTTTTTCTCTTTCAAAATGGATTTTCTCTTTCCTTAAAATTTTAATAATTTTCTCTTCATAACTACTCATATTTCTTGTCCTCCTCATAAAAGTAGAGATTTTCCTCTTAAGCTCCACTTATCATGGGAAGTAATTGAATTGGAGGGATAACTATGAAACCAGAAACACTTATAACAATTTTAATTCCCGCGATTTTGGCGTCTCAGGGATTTTGGACTTACATTCTCTATAAAGCAAAGCAAAGAGATGAGCGCCATGATCTGCGGAGAAAGGCGGATTTAGTAATACTCCATGACTTAATTTACAGATATTGTCAGACAGCGATCTTACGTGAATATACAACTTTTAGTGAGTTTGATAACGTTACAGCTCTATATCAAGTATATAAAGAAATAGGCGGTAATGGTACTGGGGAAAAACTATATGAAGAGTTCTGTAAACTGCCTAAGAAGCAAGAGACTTTATTCGACAAGAAGTTAAGCCAAGAGTAAGATGTTTTATTGGAGGATAATATGTTAATAATTGACGAAGAGCAAAATATTGAATTAACCAGGGGTGATACCGGGTTTTTTACAATATCTTTAACAGCAAATGATAATACTGATTATTCTCCACAAGAGGGTGACACCTTACGTTTTGCAATGAGTAAAACTTATGGTGGAGAGACGTTAATTTTAAAAGATATACCAACAGATAGCTTAATTTTAGAAATAGAACCAGAAGATACAAAAGACTTAGCTTTTGGCAAATATGTTTATGATATAGAATTTAAAGATTCTGTTGGTCATGTTTCTACAATTATATTAGCTAATTTTACGATTACAAAGGAAGTGCATTAAATGAGTTCATTAGAAAATAGAGGAACCATTTATGGTAAAATTAATAGCATACATGAAATTCATGGGAAAATAACTGGAAATGTTCAGTTAAGAGGTCTATTAAACCCTGCAATTAATTTACAGGGCTCTATTTCCAATGGAGAAGTTGGCGCGCTTGTAGGAAAAATTAGTTATCAAAAGCAATTAAAGGGGGTTATAGAATTACCCAAATGGAAGGAAACTGAAACTTATAATGGTGATTACATAATAACCCCCAAAATAATTGAGCAGTCTGTTAAAACAAGAAGTAAATTAATGAAGGATAATATGGTAGTTAAAGCCATACCATATTTTGAAACCTCTAATCAAACAGGGAAAACAGTTTATATCGGAGGAGAATAATGGCTAACGAATATATTAATAAAGTTATATATGGTGGAAATACATTAATAGATTTAACGGCTGATACAATTACAGCTGATAAATTATTAGCATCATATACGGCTCACGCTGCATCTGGCGCGCCAATTACTGGTACTTGCACTTTTGATGCTGATACTTCAGATGCTACTGCAAAAGTTGCTGAAATTTTAAGTTCAAAAACAGCCTATGTGAATGGTGTTAAATTAACTGGTACAATGCCGAATCGCGGTGCGGTCACTGGAACAATTTCTACAAAAGATGGTACATATACAATTCAACAAGGTTATCATGATGGTTCTGGTACTGTTGGAATTGATGCGACTGAAAAAGCAAAAATTATTGCGACGAATATTAGAGAAGGTGTTACAATTCTTGGTGTAACTGGTACAATGAGTGGTGAAGAAGGGGTTAGCGCGCAAGCTAAAACGGCTACTCCAACAACTTCGGCTCAAACAATTACACCAGATACTGGATATAATTATTTATCTCAGGTCACTATTAATGCTATTCCATATACTGAGACAGATAATGCAGCTGGAGGAAAAACTGCAACAATTGGATAGGAGGTTGAATTATGGCGTATAATAAAGTAGTTTATGGAGGGAATACGCTTATTGATTTAACTTCGGATACAGTTACTACAGAAGATTTAGTGCAGGGAGCAACCGCACATGACAAATCTGGTGCATCTATTACCGGTACTTTAGTTATACAAAAATTTTATACTGGTACAAGTGCACCAAGCTCTTCTTTAGGTAATGATGGAGATATATATTTACAAAAATAGGAGGTGGTTAGATGTCAAGAATTATTGATATTTCTGATACTTTAACCACTCATCCTAGTGGTTATGATTCAGGCAATTCTTCTTATTATAGTATAAGTAGCTCATACCCAATTTCTAACGGATATACTGATTCAAGTTCTACCTCTTATGCTTATATTCAATGTAATACTGGTTCTCATGCCGAATCTCATATTTCATATACTTTTAATGTATCAGAAATTCCAGAAGGGGCAACAATTGATTCAGTTAGTTGTTCAGTTAAATCAAGAGTAAGTTCCACATCTTATTTAACTGCATCTACAATTCAATTATATAGTGGTTCAACCGCGAAAGGTTCTTCTACTTCGGCTGCATCTACATCAGCGACGGCGCGCAACATAAGTTCAACTGGTTCATGGACTTATGAAGAAATTCAAGATATACAAGTTCGTTTAACTGGGACAAGAGGTACATCTCAAACCACTCGCGCAGCTTATCTTTATTTTTACGGCGCGACGCTTAATATCACTTATTCAATTCATGGTACTGCTTATACAATTGGTGCAACTAGTAATGTAACAGGTACGACTGTTGAACCAGCAACTCAAGAAGTAATGGAAGGTGGAAGCGCGACAGTTACCATTTATTCAAATTTAATTGACGGACTTAGTATCACTGATAATGATAATGATATTAGTAACGAGTTGGTTCAGCATGAAGTTGAAACTGGCGGTACAATAGAAAAATATCCAGAATCTGCGACTACAACAAGTATACAAAGTGGTACATCTTATGCACAGTATGCAGTTGGTCATTCTGCGGAAGATCCATATTCTTCAACAAATAATATGTATGCTTCTCAAAGTACAATAGGCCATGCTGCGTATACATTTGATTTTAGTGATATACCAGAGAATGCGACAATTACTAATGTAACTGTTAGGTGCAATGGACATAGAGAGAGCTCTAGCGTGAGTTCTACTTATGTAGCAAGAGTTGAATTATATAGCGGCTCAACTCAGAAAGGTTCAACTTACGAACTTACCAGCACATCTAATTATACTTTTGAAGTACCAGATGTTGGAACATGGACTCGCGCGGAGCTACAAGAAGCAGAATTGTGGTTTCTCGTAGGATATTATGGTGGTTTACTTTGCGGCGCTACATGGGAAGTTACTTATACTGTTCCTTCGAGTGGGAATGAGTATTATTGGACTTATACAATTGAAAATGTCAATGCTGACCATGTAATTTTAATCACAGAGGAAGGCCCATTTATTCCACCAGAAGAAGACCCACAGTATAACTACTATCCAATAACTGTTTCTTCTATCAATGCAATAACTGAACCATTTAGTGGTACAGAACGTGTGCAAGAAGGAACAAATCAGACAATTACAATTATTCCATCCGACCCACAGCTAACACTTGCATTGGATAATGGCGTTGACATTACAAGTCAATTAGTCGGCGGCGTTCCAACAAATAACTATACGATTGATACGCAAGTTAGTGGTGCATCATATGGATTTAATTTAAATTCATCTACTGGTTATTATGTATCTACTAATAATGGAGTAAATAAGTCTGCATCGGTTGCGCGCGTAAATATGGATTTTGAAAGTGATTGTCTTGTTACTATTCAATACATTAACTATGCAGAAGAAGATTACGACTATGGTATGTTTGGTAATTTAGATACTGCAGTTGCCACAGATGGACTTACCGCCTCAAGTGGTGGTTCTTTACCTTCTGATTCAACTAGCCATTATAAAATTGCTAAATGTTCTAATAGCACTTCTACTCAAACAGTTACTTATGAAGTGCCTGCTGGTGAACATTTTATTGATGTAAAATATGGTAAAGACGATGCTTCTGATTCTGGTAATGACTCGCTTCAATGGAAAATTACGAGTATAGAAGCTACTAGCGCGGGCGGTGAGTATACATATACATTAACCAATATAACTCAAAAGCATAGCTTAGTATTTATCTTTGGTGATGTAAATTATTTCTTTATTAATTCAAGTGGTGATAATTGTAAACTTTATCCAGATGGTCAAATGGTTAAATTGGAAGGTGATTCTTATCAATTAAGAATTGTTCCTAATGATGCCAATGCTACAGTTACATTAAAAGATAATAATGTGGATAGAACTTCTCTACTCGAATATGAAAGTACAACGGATAAGTATGGAAATACAATTGTTAATTATACTTATAAATTAACAAATATACTTGCTACTCATACACTTTTAATAAGTTGCTCAAGTGAAAGTGGCTCAACGATTTATTTAAAAATTAATGGTACTTGGACTCAGTGTTCAAAAGTTTTTTTGAAAGTTAATGGGAATTGGGTTGAGCAAGATTCATCGACTTGGAGTAACTTATTTGATACAAGAGCTAACTATGTTAAAAAATCCTAACTGAATAACTGAAGATTACTCCAATAAAATCCACTTAATTAGTAGAGATTAAGTGGTTTTTTATTACCATTAAAGAGTTAACAGGAGGAATGAATTAATGGCGGAAAAACAATATACGGTTGTTGGGGTAGATAAACATGTATATTATGGTGTTTGCTCAACCGCCGCGGGAGTACAGGTAAAAGAAGTGGTAATTCAAAATCCCACTCTTTATATAGATTCAAGTACTGAAAATGTAGAAGTTTTAGATTTAAATGTTGGAGATCAATTAATTGTTTCTTTTGCAGATGGGAATACAAATGAATCACCAACGTTAAGTTTATTTATTGAAGAATTATCTAATAATATTGGTATATCAGATAATGCTGGACGTGTTGTCATTGATAGTCGTGTAGATGTAGATTGTAATTTGATGTGGGAAGCCGGAGAAATGGTCGGCTTTATTTATACAGAAAGAAATAATCAAACCTATTGGAAAATGAATACGGTTGGTCCAGCAGCTGAAGATAGGTTTGGTACTGTTAAGATTGCAAATAGTAATACAGATGTTAATGATTTAGATGATCAAACCGCTGTAACTTATGACTTAATTAAAGGATTAATTAAAACTTCTTATGAAGATTTAGGTTTAACTTGGGAAGACTCTGCTGAAGAAGGAGAGTGGGGAAAAGTTGATTTAATCGATAAGAATACATATCAAAAAGTTGATATAAGTAGTGGTAATCCAGCAAGTTTAGGACTGTATGAGCTCGTAAACGAAACTTATGTACCAACTATGGATACATCTGTAGTTGAGGGTAAAAATTATTATACTAATGTTATAGATAAAGCTACAATTCCAAATATAATTACACAAACTGGACAATTAATTAATAATGGTGATGGAGCAAATGGATCTGTATATTTAAAAAATAATGATGACATTTCCTTTATTGAACCAGGTATGGGAATTGGATATGTATATAACGTAACAGAGGAAGGACAAGAAGTTGTCCGAAATTTTATTCCATATGACCCAATTGCTGAAAAAGAAAATAATATAAGGGTTGGTTATGGTTCGTTAGAAGCTTATCAATCAAAAATCACAGATATGAATGGTGATTTAGTTGAATTAAATCCATCGACTTGGATTTATGGAAAAACCATCTATAATGGAATGGATGAGGATGGTTCTTTACAAATTGGAATTAGTGATATTCCTGAAAATACGTTTACTCCATTATATACTTTTAATAAAAACGGTGCTAATTTTATAAAGCCTCTTACAGTTCCAAATGTTACTGCGACAAATGGTATTAACGCGGGACCAATAACTACGACTGGACTTACAGTTAATGGCAATACGGTTATAAATGGAAATGAAACAGTTACTGGTACATTAAATGCAAAGGGATTAAATGTAAACGGGGAAGAAATAACTACTTTAATTACAAGATTAAATCCACCAAGGAGTGTAACTGTAGGAACTGTAGAAAATGGGAGTAATTTTGTAGTAAAAATAGTTTCAACTGGAGAACTTACTGCGAATGCTAAAAGTAATTATCAATATAATAATAAGACTAATATGAGATTTCCATTACCAAGTTTATCTGGATACCAACCAATTGGTATAGTTGGATATAATATTGATCAACTTAATAGTAGCGACCAGTCGTGGCAAGCGCGAGTATGGGAATGTTATTTAGATGGTAGCAGAGTAGGTTGTGCAATTAATAACCCAGGTGATAGAAAAAATACAATTAAAGTTTATATCTACGTACTATATGTAAAAAATAGTTGGAGGTAGAAGGATGAAGGGGGATTTTACAGGTTTCAGTTTTGATGGTATTCACTCTTCTATCCTTGGAATAACTAGAGTTAGCGGTGGAGACTTTTATGAGGAAAGTCTTCACCCAGACTTTGAAAATAAAATAAACTCAGTCCCAGGAAAAGATGGAGAGTACTATTTTGGAAATGATTATAAGTCAAAACCAATTAAAATTTCAATAGCTTTTGATTCAGTTACAGAAAAACAATTTAGATTAATTACGAATTTGTTTTCAACAAAAAAACTTTGTCCATTAATTTTTGATGAGCGTCCTTATAAAATGTATAAAGTAAAAATTGATACGCCAATAAATTTATCTTATGTGTGTTTTGATGAAGCTATTTATGATGAGGAAATTACTGAAGGCGCGGGAATTAAAGGAAGAGATTTGGTTAGAAAAATTGACACCGGCCGCAAACAACGTATTTATAAAGGTGAAGGAGAAATAGAATTTATTTGTGTTAATCCATTTGCTAGCGCGCCGCTGAAAACGTTGGATCAATATCGTAATACTGGAATAGGAAGAAAAAATTTATTAACGACTTATTCTAATGTTGATGAATGGGCAGAAGCAAGTGGAATTTTAACTCAAGAGAAATTTGACGAACTGTTGATTGATCAGCCCACCGAATCTGATATAGAGGGGTTGACAATGAATATAAATGTATATAATCCAGGTGACGTTGATACTCCTTTTCAGTTGTATCTTCCTTATACTAATAAAGAGTTGAAAGGAGTAACAACTGATGATTTCTATGTTCGCTTAGAAGATGAAGTAATGGTATTTAAAAATATAAAGCGACGTAATGGTGGAGAGACAGGTATTATGATTAATACAGCAAACCAGTTAGTTGAAGGCGTTGCTTATATAAGTGAAGATAAAATGTGGAGAACTACTGGAGAAGTATACAACGATTGTTTAATTAGAGGATACTTTCCAAAAATTAAACATATAGGAGTTTACGAATTAATAACTAATAATAATGATTTAATAAAACAAACTATAAGAACAAATTGTAATATTAATAGAGATGAAGTTAGATTGTTTTATGATTATTTATATTACTAGGAGGAAAAGGTGATGAGTGAAATACTCAAAGTACCATATGAGATTTCCGTTTGGGAAGATGAGTTAGTCACTCTTGAAGATGGTACAAGTTACTATCAAGAGGCGAAAAAGGCTATAATTGGATCAGATACTATGACTTCTCCTAGTCGTGTTTTTAATCCAATTTTAACAGAAAAAGTAAATGGAGAAACCACTTTAACTTTTTCTTTACATTTTAAATATTTTGATGAACAAGCAGACGCTTTTATTACTAACCCAATTCATCCTCTTTTAATTAATGAAAGAAAGGTAAAATTATATTATAAAGATAAATGGTATGATTTTATAATTAAAGAATGTGAAGAAGATAAAGAAGAAAATCTTTTTACCTATACTGCAAAAGATATATTTGTAAATGAGCTATCTAAACAAGGATACAATATAGAATTTGATCCAGAGTTAAATAATAATTTAGGTACTGCGGTTGAGTTAGGTAAAAGGACAATTAAAAATACTGATTGGGTTGTTGATGAAGACGATTCCGATTTACTTCAACAAATGATTGAAGAACCATTATATTCTTGTACAGCTATAGAAAATTTTTCTGTAAAGAATATAGATAGTGGTGATATTGTTGAAGTTAATAAGGATGATAAATTATATGTCTTTTACGTTTATGTCTCAAAGGAAGAAGGACAATTCTTACAACTTATTTTAGATAAAGATAAAGAAAATTGGTCTTTAGATGATAATGATGTAATAATTGGTACCAATTATAGATATGAAGGACAATTTAAATCAGACGAAAATAGTCAAGTAATTATTTTAGATGGTGTTCAAGCCATATCTGTTGATGAACCATATCTAGATCATCAAGCTTATCGTCTTGTTTATCAACAAAGAACCTTATATGAGCCAATAATGGGGCAATATGTAGATGTATATAAGGTTGATTATTATAAAGATAAACAAGATGTTTACAAATTTACTACAATCGATTATGGTACTTCAGCATTGGCTGTACCATATATTACACAAGGTACAAATTTTTCTCTTAATGTGGCAGATAAAATAACTGGTTGGGATAACTTAAATGCAATTAGTACTGAGCAGTTACCTGAGATAAGTTTAAGTACATATCCAGTTTTAAAACCTGATTCAAAATTATTACCATTAAGTTACTTAGATGGGTTGACTTCTTATCTAAGAATTGGTTACAACGATGTAATTAAGACAGCGGATAATAACTATCAAAACTTTATTTTTAATAGTGGTTTTATGGATTTAGGAGCTACGATTGGCAATATTAGTCGTGGTGAAAAATACGTATTTAGAGTGCGCGCTGGATATGGAGATTCAGATTCCCAACCAACGCCAATAGATTTATCATCTAATAAGTCATTAAGAGTAATTGTTGCTTTCTATAAGACTGAAACAAAGAAAATAGAAGGTATTAATTTAGATTTAAGAACCTTTACTAATAAAGATATTATATTAGATTTTAATGGCGATTTTAGTCTTATGCCAAGTGTAATATCTGAAGGTAAGTTTGATGCAACGCATAGCACATATGTAATTGATAATACAGTACAAGCGCCCTCTTTAAAATATTATTATAAAGATAAGGACGATACTGAGAATAAGTATTACGTTTGGAGCGCGAAGAATAATAAGTATATTGAGAAGCCAAATTCATTTTTAGATTATTATACCACAATCGCTCCCGCATGGAAAACAGTTACAGAAAAAGAATTAACTGATCCAAAAGTTAGAATTGGCGTTTTCCTTGGAACGACTGATAGTAATTTAATTGGCAAAGACAAATATGTATTTATCGAAGATATACAAATTTTTAAATACTTACCAGATAAAGATGGACACATGATTCTCCCAGGAAATGCTCCTTTAGCTTCAGCACAAAGTAAAACTGGTTATTATCTAAAACCCTTAGAAGGGATGACTAAAGATGATATAGTTGTTTACTATGATAAGCAAGACCTGTTAGATGATTTAGGAGTCAAAAACGGATTAGATTTAATTGGTATATATAATGAAAACTGTGAAAAAATATTGTCAATTAAAGAATCTAAATCTAATTGTTTTAATATTTTACAAACTATTTGTGAAACTTTTGAATGTTGGCTAAAAATTAATGTTAAGCACACTGAAACCGGCGCAGTTGCATTAGATGAGAATCACAAACCAATCAAGAAAATTTCTTTTAAAAAATATGTAGGAAAAGAAAATTTTACTGGTTTTAAGTATGGAATTAATTTAAATTCTATAGTGCGAACATTGGATAGTAATGAAGTTGTTACTAAGTTAATTGTTGCCGATACTGCAAGTGATTATACTGAAGATGGGAATTTAAGCATCTCATTTGCTGAGTCTAATCCTACTGGAGAAAATATAATTTATAATTTAGATTATTATATTCAAAGAGGTTTATTAAGAAATAAGGAGCAGTATTTAGCTGATTTAGGCCAACTGTATTCTAAAACTAAGATTGTGAATACGCAACTTAGAAAATTAGAAAAAGAATATATTAAAGCGTCAGCCGCATTAGAACAAGCTGAGGCGCACGCCAACGTGTACACAGAAACAAGAGAAACCGCACAAAAGGCTTATGCTGAGGCGCTTCAAAAATTTAAATATGCAGCTGGTGACACTTATGAGGAATATATAAAAAAACATCCAGATGATTTTGATGAATCGCTAATAGATATTATTGGTGAAATTTATAGTGCAGCTGGGCTATTAAATAATAATAGTGGTGTAACTACCGCTACAAGAGAAGAGTATAAACAGCTAAAATTAGATTGTGAAGGCGCTAAAGAGTACAGTATAGTTGTTTCAACTTTTAATGGAAGAGTCAATGATGAAGGAACTATACCTGCTGAAACGAAATTAGTTATTAGCGATTATATTGAAGGGTTTAATTTTGCTTTTTCAAGAGGTGGCGCGAGCATACAATATAGCTCTTCTTTGAATAATAAAGAATTTATTTTAGAATCTGATTTTCCATATGATACCTTAGAAATTTTATCTCTACCAGATAATTACAAATTAGAGTATGTTGTTGATAATAAAAAAATTGATTCTGAGATAGATCCAACCCGTAGTTTCCAAATTTATGATTTTAAAAATCGTAAAGAACGTATTAGAAGATTTAGACTTGTACCCAATTCTGAATACCAAGAAAAATATAAAGGATACGAAAAGCGTATTAAAGAAAAAATAGAAGAAAAAAATAAATATCTTCAAGAGTTTGAGAATAAATATAGTCAATTTATTCAAGAAGGAACTTGGGAATCTTCAAGCTATATTGATTCTAATTTATATTACTTTGATGCCCTACAAGTTAGTCACACCTCTTCTAAACCTCAGGTTAGTTATACAATTAACGTAACTGAAGTAAGTAAAATTGAAGGTTTGGAGAATTATAATTTTTCAATTGGTGAAAAAACTTATATTGAAGATACAGAGTTTTTTGGATATACGGTAGATAGATTAAGAGAAGGTGAAGGCTGGGGAATTGAACCTCAAGGTGAAGGAAAAATTCTACCAAGTGATAAAGAAAGCAGTTGGATTGAAGTATATACTCCAATTAAAGAAGAAGTAATTCTTTCTGAAATAGAGTGGCACTTAGATGATCCTTCTGAAAATATAATTACTGTTCAAAATTATAAGACTCAATTTGAGGATTTATTCCAAAGAATTAGTGCTACTGTACAATCTGTTCAATATAATGAGCCTAATTATTCGCGCGCAGCCAATATACTTGATTTTAATGGGCAAATTAATAGCGATTTACTAGTTAAATCTTTAGCACAGTTGAGCTCTTCGAGTTATCCACTTGCCTCTGATGGCGCGATTGAAATTACTGATGATAGTTTAGTTGTTAAAGACTTGACAAATCAGAAAAATTATATTAGACTATTAGGTAGAGGATTACAAGTTTCTACCAACGGTGGCCGCACTTGGCGGGATGTTTTAACAGCGGATGGAATTAAAATAGACTCATTACAAGCTGGTGCGATTAATACTCAAGATATTACCATTATGGATGGAGATAATACTTCGTTCAGATGGGATAAAAATGGATTAAGTGCTTATGGTTTTAATGAAGAAGCTGGCTATGATTTAACTTCATTTGTTCGTATGGACAAGTATGGTCTATATGGAATTAAAAATGGAGATGAATATGTAGTTTCTTCACTGGATGATTTACTTGAAAAAGCACATTTCAGCTTAACTTGGGATGGCTTCAGAATTAAAAATTCCTATGGGAATGGATATGTAAGTATTAGTTCCGATAATGATTTTGAAGTCGTAAAGACAGAACCAATTTTAACTAATCCATTAAGTTTACGGGCGGCCGCCAACAACGTAAGAAAAATTACAAAAGTAAAAATTGGTGCAATTGAAAAAGACGAAAATG